CTACCTATGTAGGGGTGCCCCAGTAGTAGCGCGCCCCAAACACTCAGGACAATACCTTCCGATACAACTATCTTTATCCTTCACAGGGTCTGTAGGACAAGGACTCTCATAACACATCCCCTCACACACGCACCGCTCTGCATAGCAAGGGCGATCCCAACGCCCCAGCCCCACAAAAACCCCACTCAGCACCACCAATAAGGTGAAAATCCCGCTCATCTTACAGGCAAAAACCCAGCCCGTGCGCTTGTAAATCCCAAAAATTAATAAAAGAAACAGCGCGCCTAAGGGCACTTGGCTTAAATCTGCTAAGTGAGAATGGCATGCCTTCACAAGTTGCCACCCGGCAAACAAACACGCCCCAAAAGCCAAGATAGGCATTAATACTAACGCTAGCCACAAAAACTCTAGAAACCCTTGTTTATTCTTCATCACCAACCTTTTTAATATGTGTGGGATGCTATCATATAGCAAAATCCCACGATCCCAACATTAACAATCCCACTCACCACACAGCCAAAAGACCGACCCGTGTGTTTATAAATCTCCCTAATGGGTAAAAAAGACAGCACGCCTAACACTGCCACGCTCGCACTCCCCAAAATATGCGCATGGCAACCACACTCATGCAATGTTTCTATCACCCCAAAACACATACACAAAGTGAAAAAGGGCATTAATACCAACACTAGCCCTGAGAGAGACGCTTCTTTAGTTTTTATCACTCACCTTTTCAATACACATAGGATGCGATCATATGGCAGAACACCGCCACTGATCCATTAAAACCCCCACTCACCACACAGCCAGAATGCCAACCTGTGTATTTGTAAATCTCTCTAATGGGCAAAAAAGACAACACGCCTAACACCGCTACGCCCACAAATCCCAAAATATGAGCATGGCAACCATAATCATGCAATGTTCCTATTACCCCCATACACATACACAAAGTAAAGATAGGCATGAGTACTAACACCAGCCCTAAGAGCACTTGTTTAGTTTTCATGGCTAACCTTTTAATGTAATTTTATATATGGAGTTCTATCATTATCATTTTTATATAGAGTAATATCATGGGGACGAGTATTACACTCCCTGCATTAACAATCCCACTCACCACACAGCCATCGAGCCAACCCGTGTATTTGTAGATCTCTCTAATGGGCCAAAAGGATAGCCCATATAACACCACTATACCCATTAAGCTTATATTTCCCAAAACCCCATCAGTGCAACCATCAAGCAATGCTGCAAACATCCCAATGCACATACACGCCGTGAAGAAAGGCATTAATACCAATACCAGCCCTAAGAGCACTTTTTTGATTTTCATCATCAACCTTTTTTTATACATGGAGTGCTATGTCAGCATAAGGCAGAACAGCACCACCCACCCGTTAACACCCGCACTCACCATACAACCATAAGACCAGCCTGTATATTTGTAAATCTCTCTAATGGGTAAAAAAGACAACGCGCCCAGCACTAACACGCTGATAAATTCCAAAACATTGGTATGGCAACCATAATCCTCTAATGTTGCGAACACCCCAAAACACATACACGCCGTGAAGAGTGGCATGAGCACTAAGACTACTCCTAAGAAAAACGCTTTCAATAGAAATCCTTACTAGGGCATATTACACATCGCAACGATAAATGAGATATACCACACTACCACAACCAAAACATTAAAAACACCGCTAACCACGCCACGCCACGCCCAAACTTTACTTGTAACTTTTATCGCCCTCAAAACTTTAAACCGCTTTGTAACGCCAAACAAACAGGGTTTTTAGAGGGGAGCTTTTGGAGCTTGCCCTGCGCGTCATGGGCTAAACACGGGGTTTTATCTATATTCACTAGGGCGAGACCGCCTAGCGCAGTTTGTAAAGCATGGGGGCTGTAGGTGCGATCTTTAAAGATATTTAAACACGCTTCCTGGAATTTTTGGCGCAGATACTTAGGCTTGAAACAGAGTTGGGGGTGTCTTTGCAAAGTCGCTACATCTAGTTCCGGGCTAGAGAGAGGATCGTCAAAGGTGTAGTAATAACTCTCAAACAAGAGTTCAAAGAATCGAGTCCCATATTGGATAAAGAAGGGGGCAAAGGTGCGCATCAAGGCATCCTCATCTAGGATCGGATTGACATCACTATCGCCTAAATGCCATTTCCATATCGCATAGGTCTCTGCATAATCCCCCTCAATGTATTCGCCCAAGAGGGCATAAGAGAGTTCTGGATTGACTAATCTATACGCCAGCTCCGCAATTTTGAAATCCTTAAAGAAAGCTTGCACGGGCAACATGGGTTTGGGGCTTTTTTGTTCGTGTTCTGAAAAGTAGTCGATCACATCTTTAAAGCTGGAGGGGTAAAAGGGGTGGGCTTGCAGGGCGTCTATATAGGTGTTGAGATTCATACCCTGCTGGTGCGCCTCAATCAAGGGAGAGTAGATAAAATCTAGGACCTTGAGATAATCTTGCAACACCTGTTTAAGAGGGATATGTCTTGGATGTTCACTTTTATCATCTAAGAGCGAGCCAAAGAGCAAGGTAAAAAGATGCATGAGCTCAAATTTTTTTAATTCTGTTACAAAGTGCTCCTCTTGCTTATCTCTGGGTTTTAATTTTTGTAAAAGAGGGATTTGATCGATAAATCCGTATCCTAGTTTCTCTAAAGTGGGCAAATCGTCTAGCACAGCATCGCTTGTGATGAGACTACGCCCCGGATCATGCGCCTTATGACCCTTGTACATGAGCCTTTTTATTTGCTCGGCGATTTGGATCAAGCGATCAAAGGGGGTAGGCTTGTAGTTGTGAGCCAAGTCCAGCCAAATACGCGTGTCAAAATCTTTTTGTAAGCGTTGTTGCAGGGCTTGGCAGAGGGCATTTTTGGAGGGAAATAGCTGGAGTTTGTTTTGCGGGTTTAAATACGCGCATGGGTTGTCATGCACAGAAAACAAGCGCAGGTTTTGGAGCTGGGTTTTTAAAATCTGGCTGTCCAAAGAATTAAGTACAAGGATACATTCTTGTTGGAGTTTGGGGGTTAAATACTTGGGGTGTAGGCAAATGGTGGGGCGATCTTGCAAAAGTTGGGGGGTGATGTCTTGCAAATCCAGATAAGCGTCTACATTAGTGCTCATATCTAGCGCGCGCACAAAATGCAGGACTTTGAGATAATCAAACTCTTGTAATGCCTGCGCGCGTGTGCTCACATCAGTAAAAATCCGTTGTCTATCCCAATAACCCAAAGTGATCTCAGACCACACATGATCATAGACAGACACGAGAAAACGATTATAGAGGCGATACACCCCTTGCAAGTCGCTTATAAAGGGGGCTAAAATCCCCTCCTTGTTGAAATCCACAGAATACTCTAGGGCACCGCCGCCTGCGTAGTTGCTCACCTCGCGCTTAATGCACTTTTTATCAAAATTATTTTGGCAGCGTTTGAGCTGATAGGGCATGTCCTCTCCAAAATTTGCAGCAAGACTTTTCAAATACTCCCTAAGGTTTAGCCCTGCTTTGTGGGCGTTGAAAAGCGGGGCATAGAGAAGACTGAAATCGGTTAAAAACATTTGCGCAATGGTTTCGCGCTTCTCCTCCATGTGATTTTGGATCAAAAGCACCAAATAGAAAGCTTCTAGGGTTTTAAGTGTCTGTAAAAAGCGCGCTTCTTGGGCATCTTTGGGTTTGAAGGCTTGGATCAAAGGCACTTGATCTAGGACTTTTTGGGCTAAATTCATCTCAATGTCCCTGACTTTCAAGGGGTCCTCCTCCTGTGGGTTTTTGATGTATTCTTGGAGGGTCTGGAGGGCTGTAGGCAGGGCAGAGGTAGGCTGGGGAGTAGGCTGGGGTGGGGTAGGTTTTTGGACATGCGTGCATGCCACAAACAACAAAACTATCATAAACAAGCGCACCATCAAAATTCCTTATTTAAATGTTTTTGCAATGCCAAACATAGCGCGTTTTTAAATTTAGAGCAAGACCTTGTCTTGAGAGCTTGTAAGATTCTTCAAAATTGATCTAAATTCTTTATAATGCCCGCGCTTGTGCGCATAAGTAATATAAAGGATTAGAAAATGTGCAGACTTGATAAGAAATTCCATATAACACTCAAGCGTCTTTTAATCTTGTGGGGCTTGTGCTTGGCATGCCTTGTGGCTAAGAAGATACAAGGGATCGATGGGCAAGCTATCCTAGAACAAAACCACATTCTAGGCAAGGTGGTTAAATCTGTGGAAACAAGTCTATATCACGATGGTTACTCTTATAGTCCGGGTTATAAAGCGCTGATTGTGGATTACAAGGGCAAATGGGTGGCGTGGTGGATAGATAAACAGACTCTCAGGCTGACTAATAAAAGACCAGATAATTACTATGGTGCTGACCTAGATAATGACATAGCCGCGCATAACCAGGCCATGCCCTTAAAGATGTATAACATCCTGACCAATACGACAGGCACTTCTTTTACTAACTTTATTGACTTTAATGAAACCCTACTTTCTTTAAAACCCTTGCAAGGCACGCGTTGGCAGAGTGCTACCTTTGATGGTCCCAGTGTGTGGCTCATAGATGAAAACACCACCCAAGCTATAGAGGTTGCGCAAGCCTTTGGAGATAATGCCACTCTTTTTAATCAAATCAACACGCGCGTCCAACAATTAGACGCTAAAAACGCCCCCCTTCTCTTTGGCTCTTTTTTTAAGGTGTTGCCTAAATCCTGTTTGGATCACTTCCCCTCTGCTAACCCCCAAGCCCCCGATCTCTATCTTGTTTTAAATTTTGATAATTCTGATCTGCATTACACCAATCTCTACCAACGCACCAAAGAAATCCTTGACAAATTTCCCACCATTGTAAAACGCTACCGCGTCCATGTCTTTGCCCTAGAACGGGACATTAGCTATTGTGATATACCAGACACAGGCGATGATCCCCTTAAAGACTGCGGTATCGTTGGTAAATATAAAACCAATCCCCCCTGTAAAGCCCTTTTTCAATCTTACCAACAGCTTAAAGAACAATTCCACGCCACTTCCATTAAAGGCGCTTGTGGTGTCCCCGATGGCCAGCTCGCAGAAGAACCTAAAGGTTCTAAAAAAGTAGCTGATACGGGCAGGGGTTGGGAAACCTTTCTCTTTGGCATTCAAGAAAAACACAATGAGACACCCGGATATATCGACAACGACAACCCCACCCCCTATATTTACAGCCCTAAAACAGGGCTCATCAAAGCACGCGATTTTTTAAAGAGTTTAGATACTCCTATGGGAGATAAGCCCCCCACAAAAGCGCAGGGTTTAAGTGCCTACAAGGTTGTAAAAAAGGCTAGCTTGAAACATGCCCCTTTTCAAATCGTGCTATTGCAAGACAAACAAAGCCGTGAGCAAAGTGCATGGCTATATAGTCCCCAAGCCAAGTTGTGGTTTAAACCCGGGCGCGTGCGCAAACTGCATGAAAACGATCAAGCTCTCTTGAATGATTTTGCAGAAGAAGCATCCGCCTATAATTATGTGAAAACCTATGCCAAACCCCTAAAAACCTTTTTCCAAAAAGCCCATAGAATCGATCTAGTGCCCAAGAATGCCAAGAAAAATTTTTATGTGATTGTGCAAGCTTCGCCTAGCTATGCCGATGGGATTGCAGATTATAACACTCCCATCAATCTAGTCTCTAAGATCATAACAAAGGTCCAACAAGGGAATGCGGTGCATATCATCTTAGTGGGGTCATTGAGCCAATTGCCCACCGATGATTGTGGCGATCATGCTTGTGATTTGGATGAAACCACTTGGGCTGCTAATACTTGTTTCAACGAAATTAGCAAAGCGCATAATCTTGCTGAAAAGCTTGATATCATTAAAAATTGTGGTGCGGAGGATCCTGATAGTGAAGAACCCGGGGATAATGCCATTGGTGCTAACACCATCAATTTAACAGACGATGACACGGGCATGTTTGAAGCGCAAGGCTGGAAGCATTTCAACGAGTTTTTACCAGACCCCGATCAAGAATAAAATCTTTGCCATGCCAAGCACTCAAATAAGGGAGCTTCAATGACTCGCTTGATTAGCACCCTTCTACTCATCAGCCCCCTATGGGCTGTCAGCGTTGATTTGGTCCAAGAAATGCAACAAGCCCGCGCATTGGTGGTTAAAATTTACTACCAAGCTTTCAAAGAGCGTTGTGATCGCGTAGAGAATGGCATGGTCTATTCAGTTGCCATGCAAAGGGAAGCACCAGCCCTTGTCAAGCACCTAAAAGCCTTTGTCAATCACATCCCGCTTTTACAAGCCCTCACACCCAAAGACCCCAAACAAGCCCAAGCCATCCAAGCACTCAAAGCCCTTGAGATGTTTAACCTCGCTGCTCTTTTGCGCGATTCTACTCCCGGTATTGATGATTGTAATGATTCTCCAGAGCATCCAGAGCGGGTTAAGCCCTTTGACGCCCAACAGAACGCGTCAAAATTTTTAAAGAACATAGAGTTGATCTATGCCCCCTTGCTGGAGGCTTATCATCAGGGTTTAGACATGGCAGATTATTTACAGGCACTGCACGCCAAGTTTGATCCGCTTTTCCTTTATAATTATTGGTCTAACATGCAAACCCAAGAAGATATTTTAAATATGACTAAAGGTGCGAAGACTCTGACTATGCGCCATTTTTTTGAGGATTTTAAGTACATTAATGTGCGCAATGATTTGAGCGGTTACAACACCAATATTTTTGATGTGGAGCCTACCAGTCAAAATTTTTTGCAAGATCAGATCATCAGTGTTATGGGTGTCAAGGTGCAAGATTTGGAATTATGGGTAACTTATTACCAAGCGCGCACCAAGACTTTCTTGGGGAATAGTGCCGATCAATACACCAGCAACATGGGTCATTATTGGGAAATTGTTACCAATGTGCGCGCAATGAAAAACCCTTGTGGCAATGGTTTGATGTTTGGTGGCAGTGGTTTGATTTCTGCAGGCGATCCAAATTTCCATAATTTTGTAGAAGCGATGAAGGACATGACAGCTGCGATGCAATTAACTCTGCCCAAAAACCCCACTCCCTGCCTGCAACCCCAGTATTTAAACCAAGAGGCTAAGGCAGTGTGCCTACAAATCTTCCAACAACACACCTACGATCCTAAACCCTTACAAAAATACCTAAACTCCCTGCGCCTGCTCTCCATTGACAACGCCCCCTGTGTGTATTTGAACTCCCAAGACAAGCTACAAGCGTTTAAGTCTGACAACGCGATCTGTTTGGCGTTGCAAGAACATTTAGAAAAGGGGCTTAAATGATCCGTTTGCTCCTCTTAGCTCTCTTGGTGTTCAATCTGCAGGCTAAAGAAAAGGTAGTAACCATCTTTATCCCAATAAGCACGCTCCAAGAATTCCAATTTTTCAAGGCGTTTAAGACACTCTATGATTACATGCAAAAATCCTCTGCCAAGATAAAAGATGCGTGCGAAAATGTCCCATTAAATAACAACTACGACTATACTCTGGCTCAGATTATGGCAGATTATACAGATGCCTCCATCCCCCTAGCCAAAGCTGTGGTTAAGCAAGTCCCCTTGTTTAAAGAGTTTAAGCCCAAAAACCAAAGAGAAGAGCTTTTTTTAACCCATGTTAAAGATATGGCAATGTTCCATGCCCTAGACCTCATAGACATGTCGCTTGAAGAAAAGGCTACATTTGTTGCCCACGAATTTTTACACATCAACGCATGGCTCTATGCCCCGCTTTTCAACGCCCACAAAGCGGGGCTAGATGTGATCGCCTATCTCCAACAACTCCATCGCATTTTTTCTAAAAATGGTGATCTGCGTCGTATGAGAAATATTTTTGTTTTTCATGAAAAAGGGCTATATGAAGAACAAAGAAAAAACATTATTCCCTATAAGCCTTTTAGAAAACGCCTTATTCAAGATATGCATGAAGTGGATATACCCATGGACATCTTCGCCCTTCGTATAGACTATCCTTCTTGGGTTGCGCTCGTTATGAACACCATCTTTGAGGGGGGGATATCTGCAAACCGGATACCTGACAGACGCACATTTTGGGACTTCATGGATAAAAACGCCCAACGCATAGACCCCGAACATCTCTTTGATCTTTATCTAGCGCGGGTGTTCCCCCTAAATCGCAACGCCCCTTATTACTACGACAGCTTACAAAATCCCAAGATTTTAAAAAACATGCTCAAAGACAACCCTACCATGTGTTTAAGCCCCAAATACTTAAGCCCACAATCCCAACAAATCTGCCAACAACTCTTTAAAGCCCAAACCTACAACGCTAAGAACATTCAAGAGCAATTACACCTTGTGCGCTTGATTTCTATTGATAATAGCCCCTGTGTGTATTTAGACCCTAAGGATAAGCTCCAAGTTTTTAAATCTAGTAACGCGCTATGCTTGGCGTTGCAAAAGATGAAATTCTAAGGAAATCTATGCCCTTTTTACTTTGGATGGGATTACTCTTTCTCCCCCTGCTCGCAAATCCTATTCAAGAGATGCAGATATTGTATGAGCAGGCGCACCCTCCCTCTTTGCACGCCTTTTTGACAAACCTAAGTCCCCAAAGACAACAAATACTTCAGCTAGCCCAAAGTGTTGCTATCCATATTTTAAAGCAGTTCAAGGCAAGCACCCCCAAAGAGCGTGCCATGCTAGAAGCGATGCACCTATTTAGCACGCTTGCCCTCTTAGAGCTTATTAAAGAATCCATGCCAGATAGCCCAGAAGTGCCCTCTTTTAGCAAAACAGCTAAACAAATAGCTTTAGACTTTTCACAAATTAACGCGTTTCTCTATACCCCTCTTTTGCAACTCCAACAACACGGGATTAACCCCTTTACACACATCGAGTTTATCCATCACTACACCAACACACACGCATGTTGGACTCCAGATTGTTTAAACATGGATGAGATATGGCAAGACACAGATAGCCTAGAAGTAGGCGTATATAATGACACCCCCCATAAAAGCCCCGCACTTATCCATCTATTCCAAGACTTAGACACCGGGCTTAGTGTCTATGGGATTTTAAATAGATTGATGGGCTTGGGTGATGACAGTCCTACAACACTTGTTGTCGATTTTTCTCAAGCGCTAGGCGATCCCAATCTAGCCACACTTTTATACCAGCTTTTAGATTATCACTACTTCCAAAGTATCCACTTAGCTAAGATGGGAAGAGCTTACCTAAAGATACTTGCCCAGCTTAAGAGCGCGCCTAGTCAAATTGAGAGCACCCCTGAAATCTGTTTATATCCCTCTTACTTGGATTCTAAATTCCTAGACCTCTGCTTAAAAAGTTTCCAAAACCCTAGCAAAACCCTAATCCAGCGCATGCAAAAAAAGCTCAAAGAAGAACGCTTGATCACCCTAGATTACATTCCTTGTTTATATGACAACCCACACCAACAAATCCAAGCCTTTAAATCTAATAATGTGTTATGCTTGGCGTTGCAAAAGAATTTAGGGAGAGAGTTTCAATGATCCACTTCATTAGAATCCCATTACATGATTCTGCTATGAATTGTAGGTATCAATCTGAACTGGCAAACAACCATGTTAGCGCCTACAGATTACGCGCCCAGACTTAAATCACTCGCGGAGAAAATCTATATGAAGATATTTTTAAGAATATTGCTGTGTTTTTTAATTTGCTCTCTAGTATCGTTACAGGCTATGGACGATCGCAAAGCGATGGAGCAGGTCAAGCAGTGGTTGCGTGATTTTGTGCCCAAAAAGACGAATCAAGATGCCGATAATTACTATATGATCAGTCCCCAAGCAGAATGGAGTGTGGAGAACAAAACCCCCATTGAGTTCAAGGGTGAAAAATACACCTTTCTTTACGCCAAAGCTAAATTTTATGCCAATAATGAAGCCACTAACAATGCGTGGATGTGCTCGGGTGTGTTGTATCAAGGCAAACTTTACAAGGGTTTTTGTTTGGAGGGTTTTAATGGTATTTTATTTACCCAAGTTGTGGAGCATAACCAAGAACCTTATTTGGTTTTAGTGCTTGGAGGGGGTTTTGATTATTATAAGCGACCCACATTGCCCATTTTGGCGTTTAGAATCATCGATCGCACCTTTTACCTAGATTATTATGGCGCACAGAGTGCTTATACGAGAATCGATCGCTATTGTCTTTCCCAAGACGACCCAAAGGGCGCGCATAAAATTGCCATGGGCGCGCTCAACAATAGCCTTTTAGCCCAACTGCAAATGCGCTCTAAAGATCGCCTCTGTGGTGTTGAAAATCCTCCCCAACAATCTCCGGTGGATGTCATGATGGGCGATCGCTCCTACCGCTTGATCCAAATAGTCCCCTATTTTTACTTGGATAACACCCCTCTAGCAGGTTGCGACTATATCCAGATTCCAGGTCTTGGATACAACGCTCTATGCCATGGCGCACAGGTGCAAACTAAATTCACCCATAAGGGGCGGTTTTTGACCCTAGAGGATTATTGGCAGAATAAACCCACCTCCAAACCTTTCGCTAAGGCTTATAAAGGTTTCATCACTTTAAAAGAAATCAATGGAACTTTGTATTTATACCAGTATAGCCAACAAGTTTCCCAAGTGGAGACTAAGAGCGCTTTTAAAGAACTCGTGGGCACAGATATTTTTTACAGACAACCCAGAGACGACCCTAGTGCTAAAAATTTAATCAAATGGGATCAGGTAAGCATTTCTAAACTCTCCAAACTTGAAACCGAGTGCCGTTTCCGTGGACTGTGTGAACGCCGATGAAAAAGATATTGGGACTTTTGATTGGACTGGTTGTTTTGCACGGGGCCAGTAGCCCATTTACCACAATGCAATTTGTTATAACGCAAGAACAAGCCTTAGTGGCGATCAAGCAATGGCTGACAGATTTTATGCAAACAAAGCAGTATCAGCGCTCTGCAAGCGATCTGTCTTATAGCCTAGATGATTATCTAACATACGGCACCTCGTGCCCAAAGGATCAACCCCATTGCCATAAGATCACCACTCTTCTTCTGAGTGCCTATGGTGAGTTTTACAAAGAGGATCAGGTGCAAGCTAAGGGCATGTGTTTGGGCGTCATCAAGCAGAGCGGCGCGCTTGAAAAAGGTTTTTGCTTGAAAAATTTCACAGAACCTGTCTTTGAAAAAACCCCCAAACAAGACATTAGATTGATAAGACTAACCATGACACGCTTTATCCCGCCCACATCCACTTCTCAAGCCCAGCAAAAGCCCGTTGTGTTCGACTTTAGGATCGCTAGCGAGGAGAGGTTTTATCTATACAAATTTAGAGAATTTGAAGATTGGGGGCACACCACCTACCATGATTTTTACGATCAATTAAGGGACGACCCACACGACCCCTACAAATACCCCCTAGAAGCCATTACAAACCAGCTCTTGGAGTATTTTAAAACACAGCCCTATATCTTTGCCTTTAAAGGAGAGGTGTTACAAAACTCCATCAACCATCTTGAGGGCACGCCCTATACCCTTGTGCGCAGCACTCCCAAGCCCCATTCCAAACTTGGCGATTTGGTGTGCCTAAGTATTTTGCGTCAAGGACAAATGATTGGGCGCCGTCTGTGCTTAGAGGATTACCAGCAAGCTAATTTTACACATCAAGGCAATATACTCACTCTGGAGTTTAGCCGCAAATATTCTAACATCTTGCAAAAATTCATCATCGCTCTTAAATTACAAAAAGGTCAATTTTACTTAAACCGACTGAGCGGGCAAACGCTACGCATAAACACCCAAACCGGGGTTTCTGAACTCCTAGAATCCCCTCTTTTTTATGACCAAAGCCAAGAGGCTTCTAAACACAAAGCCCCCATGAGTTTTGAAAAATTCACCCAAATGTGGCAAGAAAAACAGGCAAAATAATGGATTTCAAGGCTTAGTTCTCCAAAATTGATCTAAATTCTCTATAATGCCCGCGCTGACGCGCAATATAAAGGATTAGACAATGTGCAGACTTGATAAGAGATTCCATGCAACACTTAAATATCTCTTCATCTTATGGGGTTTGTTGTTGGCATGCCTTGTGGCTGAGGAGGCAATCAAGATTGATGGGCAAGCCATCTTAGAACAAAACCACATTTTAGGCAAGGTGGTTAAATCTGTGGATACTGATAGTTTTAAGGTGCTTGTTGTGGATTACAAGGGCAAATGGGCGGCATGGTGGGTGGATAAAAGAGACCTTGAGCTAGCCAATAAACCCCTCCCTAGCGACTATGGTTATGGTTCGCATGTTAGCCAAACATACGACGAAATAGCCGCCCACAACCAAGCCATGCCCCTAAAGATGTACCAACTCCTCATCAGTGGGGCAAAAAATCCTCAGGCAGACACGCCTATTTTTAAAGAAACCTTGCTTTCTTTACAACCCTTGCAGGGCACGCCTTGGAAGAGTGTTACCTTTGATGGTCCTAGTGTGTGGCTGATGGATGCAAATACCACCCAAGCTATAGAAGTGCAACAAGCCTTTGGAGAACATGCCACCCTCTTTAATGAAATCAATACGCGCGCCCAAGAATTGCGCGCTAAAAACGCCCCTCTTCTCTTTGGCTCTTTTTTTGAGGTGTTGCCTAAATCCTGCTTGGATACCTTCCCCTCTAATAACCCCCAAGCCCCCGATCTCTATTTCATTTTGAGTTTTGGGCATAACCACAAAAATCTCTACCAACGCACGCAAGAAATCCTTAAAAAATTCCCCACCATTATCAAGCACTACCGCGTGCATGTTTTCCTTATAAACAATGTGGGGGAGTTATCTGCAACTTACCAATACTTCAAAGAAAGATTCCATGCCACCTCTACTAAAGGTGCTTGTAAGATACCACATGGCCCCCTAGAAGAAGTGCCTAAAGGTGCTGAAGAAGTGGGCGATACAAGCAGAGATTGGCAGACCTTTCTCTTTGGCGTTATAGACAACAGCCGCCACGCACTTGCAAGAAACCCCAATAAAACGGGGGCATATTTACACAACAACAACCCCACCCCTCTTATTTATAACCCCAAAATAGGACTTATCAGCGCGCGCGATTTTTTAAAGAGTTTAGACACTCCTAAACCCCCCACAAAAGCGCAGGGTCTAGATGCTTATAAGATTTTAAAACAGACCACTTTGACCCATGCCCCTTTTCAAATCGCATTATTTCAAGACAAACAAAGCCATGATAAAAGCGTGTGGTTGTATAGCCCACAAGCCAAGCTGTGGTTTAAACCCGGGCGTGTGCGCGGGTTGCATAAAAGCGATCAAGCTCTCTTGAATGATTTGAAAGAGGAGGCATCGGGTTATAATTATGTGAAAACCTATGCCAAACCCCTAAAAACCTTTTTCCAAAAAGCTCATAGAATCGATCTCGTGCCTAAAAATGCCAAGAGAGATTTTTATGTGATTGTGCAGGCTTCGCCCGATTTTACTGATAACCTTGCAAAGGATAATAACACCCCCATCAACCTAGTTTCTAAAATCCTCGCAAAGTTCCAACAAGGGAATGCAGTGCATGTCATTTTAGTGGGATCATTGAGCCGATTACCCGTTTATGATTGTGGTAGATATTTTTGTAATGAGAATGACAACACTAGGGTTGCTGAGGCTTGTTTTAATGCAGTTAGCAAAGCACGCAACATGGCTGAAAAATTCAATGTAATAAAAAAAGATTGCGGCATTCATGAAGAGAATGGCTACTATAGCTACTCTTATTTCACAGGCAAAGACCCCGGGAAGAGTGTTATTGCGGATAACACCACCAATTTAATCGATGAGGGCAATGGCATGTTGGAAGTCCAGGGCTGGAATCATTTAAATGAGCTATTGCCAGACCCTGATCAAAAATAAAATCTTTGGCATGCCAAGCACTTATCAAAGAATTTCAACGCTGCAAATCTTCCAACAAGCGTTCAAGTCTAATAACGCGATCTGTTTGGCGTTGCCAAAGCATTGAACGCAAAAGCTTAAATGATTTTGCTTGCTTCTCTTGGCTCTCTTGGCTTGAAATTTGTAGGGAGAAATACAGGCTATATGCCCTCCCACTCTAAAACCAAGTATTAAAGGAGTGCAGATATGGCTAATGTGATTAAAGCGGTGTTAATGAGTGTATTGGTGTTAGCAAGTATGCATGCTCAAAGCGATCGGGATAGAGATTACGCCATCGCAAAGGATAATCTCTATTCTACAACCATGCTAAAGGCTTTGGAGTATTTTAGCAAACTGGCTAAAGAGGGGGATGCTAGAGGGTATAAGGGCTTGGGAGATGTGTATTATTTTGGTGGCACAGGCGTGGAAAGCGATCTTAAAAAAGCTTTCCAGTATTACCAAAAAGCTGCCAAAATGGGGAATGTGGGAGCGTATGTAAAATTGGCAGGTTTTTATGAGTGTGGCTTTAAAAGTGGTGATTTTATGGTCGCTAAGAATCTCCCAAAAGCCCTAGAATACTACCACAAAGCTGGGAAAATGGGCAATTCTAAGGCGTATTTGGAGTTAGGCTCTACGTATGACTTTGGCAACTGTGCGCCAAAGGATATTAAAAAAGCTCTCCAGTATTACAAACAATCTGCACTAATGGGCAATGTTGAGGCGTGTATCATCTTGGGGGGCATGTATAGGTCTGGTAGGGATGTGTCCAAGGATGCACAAAAGGCTATAGAATACTACCAAAAAGCTGGAGAGAGTGGTCATAAACATGAAATTGGGGAGATTTTCGAAGCAAGAGATGGGTATCTTGCCATAGCGGACATGTATGTGATAGGGGAGGGTGTCCCCCAAGATGACCAAAAAGCCCTAGAGTATTACCAAAAAGCTTACCATAGCAAGGCTGATGCTTATGAGGCTTTAGGGAATGCTTACAGAGATCATGGCACTCGAATGACTCGGAATCTGCCTGCTTCTGTAAGAAATATCCCCAAAGCCCTGAAGTATCTTAAAAAGGCAGCAGAATTAGGAAGTATGGACGCTAATACTAGTTTGGGAGATATGTATAAACGGGGCGAGGGTGTCCCAAAAGATTATGACAAGGCCGTGGATTATTACTGGAAGGCTTGTGATTTGGGCGACTCGGGCTCTTGCGATGAAGCGCGGGGAAGAAGCTATAAGGAATAACCAAGTGATGATGACTAGACTTGCAAGCATGTTAAAGGTTATATTGCTTTGGATGTGTTGCTTAGGGGTGATGCATGCCAGTGATGCGGATACTTACTTTGCCTATGCCATAAGGGCTTGGGAATATGAGGACGCACACACAGCCAAGATCTATTTTTCTAAACTAGCAAAAATGGGAGATAGACGGGGGTTTAGCGGTTTGGGCATGCTCGATGTCAATTGGTGGGATTATTCAGGCTTTATAGTTCCGGATAGAAGAGAGATATATCGAAAGGATCGTGTCAAATACAAAGAAGCGCTCCAATACTTCCAAAAGGCTGCAGACATGGGCGATGGGTTAGGGTTTTTTGGGCTAGGGTATATGTATTTTTGGGGACATGGGGTCTTAGAAGATAAAACAAAAGCCCAACAATATCTTCAAAAAGCCTGCCAAATCTGGGAAAAGGAAGGCAAAGAGGGGAATGTGCAAGTCTATGTCTTTTTGGGGAGATTGTATGCAGGACAGCTACAATATAAGGTGCCTGACTTTTACAACGATCCTCAAAAATCCGCTGCTTACTTTAAAAAGGTGATGGAGATGGGGGATCCTAGGGGGTATTTTGAGCTAGGCGAGTTTTATAATCAGAAAAAAGAAGATGCGCGCGAAAGCAAAAAGTTTCAAAGCGCATGGGAGTATGAAAAAAAAGCAGATGAATACTACCAAAAGGCGGCAGAACTAGATTATGCGATCGCTTATTATCGTTTGTTTAAGTCTGCAATCGATCCCTATGAATACCTCCAAAAATCCGCGGATATGGGGTATGGGATGGCTTGTTATGATCTAGGCTATTATGCCTACTATCGGCATCGAGACACACAAAAAGCCTTAAAATATTTCAACAAAGCTTGCACGATGGGCTTCTACGAAGCTTGTTTTGGTGTGCAGGAGATCACGGGGAAAAACCCCGCAATACCCGTAGAAAAGGGCTTTTGGGATTGGTTGCGTGATTTGTTTTAGGGGGTGGCATGGAATTTAAGAATATGTTTAAAGTGTTGTTGATGAGTCTATGGGTGTTTACGTATGCTAAGGGTTGATGGTGTGGGCTCTAGCTTTGGCATTGGAAGATTGGAAATCCTGTTGCAAGTTAATCAATTCTTCACACTCAAAATAAAATAAAATTTTTATATAGGAAAATTTGATTGTGGAAAGAATTTTAAAACCTTTAACTTTGTTATCAAAAGAGATGGAATGCCAGCCAATGACAAAAATCTCTATTGAATCTTTCTGAAGTAAAAAAGTCAAAATTAATAAAAGATCTGTGCTCTAGTTGCAGGGCTATGGCCGTCCAAAGCTTTAGAGAGTAAACAAGTTCTTGGATCAATCCAAAGTGAGCAACCTATCTATTTAGACCTTTTTACCACCAAGTGTACGCGGGGCAAGGGACGACCCCAATTTCTATGCAAGATTTTGTAGTCAATAGGTTAATGCTTTCTTGGGGGCAAAATACAGAGAGTATAATTAGGTATTATGTGGTTGATATTTTTATCCAAATCCACACCATTAGGAAGCATTTATGTTTGTCAGATGTATGCTCGTCATATTAACTTTTATGTGTCTTGAAGCTAAGGATTTTGTGATCCAGTGTCAAAAATGCATCATCACGGCTAATCTTAACGATGCTGAGATCGCCAAAACCAAAAAAGAAATGGGTGAAGAAGCTTTTTATGTGATGGCTGATGATGCCAACTATGAAAACTATGATGTTATGAGCTATGCGGAGGCTAATCATATCCCCTATGTCGTTGTCAGCGAAGATTATAACTATTTAGTTACACCCAAACAAAGAGTCAAAATGGAGAATAAATGGGGTTATTGGCTTTATACGCAAGGCAAGCCTATCAAGTTTTTCCTCAATCTATTTGAGGAAGACATCAACGCCTATTTTGCCATCAAGAATCCCAAAACCCCTCAATAATTTACTCTGAGTTTAAAAATTCAAACTACACCAAAACCTATGAGAGATACACAAAAGATTTTTACGAGTGTGCTAGTCTTTATCTTTAGTCTGTTTGAGTTCCGCTAGACCCGCTGATGGTCTGCACGCATGCGTGGGTATTTTGCACAATGGGCAATATCTAAGGAATTTTGCACGGGTGTAACCATACTGCAAAGACCAGTACGCTTAAAATATTGGGTGGGCGTTTTTACCTAAAAACTTATAGCATGAAGGTTTTTTCTGCCACGATTCCGATCTATAAGAATGCTATATCCTACCTCATTACAAACAATGTTTACCTTTAGGTTTTTGGGTACTGGGGGGTGGAGGGTGAGGGGGTGTGAAATTTAAAACTCTAAAGCAGAAATCCCACTCGTCTTTAGCGGGTGGAATGAATGCCACTAATTTATCTAAGAAACGCGCGTAAAAATCCGTCTTTCAGGGCTTAAGATTAAGCGTTTTCTAAGTTAAATAAGATTAGCCTTGCTCTAGGTAGATGGGTTTAGTCAAAACCCAATGTGGTAAAGTTGCGTTCGCCCATTTTGCCATGTGTTTTTTGCGTAGTCGGCTAAATCCCGCCCTAATGGGTCTAAGAGTCTCTTGGGTTAGGAACTAGCCTTGCAGACTATAGATAGCAAAGCCTTTCAAGTTAGTGTCCATTAGGACGCTTTAAATAAGCCAAAAGGAGCTAGGATGTCTGATTTCTGCGCTTATGTCCCCACTCCTCGCGTTACCCTCAACAGCTTCAAGCGCACGCAAAATCTCCAAGAGGAGCGCGAAGTTAGGGCCTATATCCTCAAAAACATGGGCGATTTTGACATCACTAAAAGAATCCACACCCCCCAAGAGAAACACCGCATCGTGAATTTCATAATGGGCACACAGCAACATTTCGCCGTGGCTTTGGTGGTGCGTGTTCTCTTAGAAGCGCGCGGAGAGTTTGAAAAAAGCAATGTCCAAGTCTCCAACATGGCCAATAAAATCCTCAAATGGATGCGCTTGTATCAAGAAAAGGGCATGGAAGGTCTGCAGAGCAAGGTGGGCAAACAACCCGGACAACATGAAAGCAAACGCAAATTTAATTTAGAACTGATTAAAGAAGCGATTTTAGCTTTGGGCAGCAGCGGGGGCATCATTGTTATAGCACATACTACCAATTCGTGAGAACTTAGGTGAGTTTGGATATTCCCATAGGAATACACCCCCCCACCACTTAAAAACAGCCCATTGCTCTCTGCAAATAGGCGCGCACACAAAAAGGAGGCCAAAAGGGCTTTTTTCATTGCTCAATTTTGCCTCAAATTTTCTTGTTGGAGGCTGAAATGTAGAGCCATTTAATGGCTGTTTAACGCGCTTTTAACACGCTTTAAATCGTGCGCTTGCACGCGCGCGGGGGTTCAAAGGGTTTGTGGGGTGGGGGATTGGTTAGGAGTTTTTAGCTGGCTTTCCAAACCTTGGGCGTTTTTGATAGCGCTCTTAGATTTTGGCTTTTGCTCCTCCTCTTTGTTTTGTAGCATAGTCTCTAAGTTCCCTTGAATGTCATTTAAAACTCTCCGGCAGAAATCCCACTCGTCTTTGTAATGGTTTTCTTTCATAGCTCTAACTCAAAAATATTTTATAAAATTATGTTACAATGATGTAAGTTAAGGCGTAAGAAATTGCTTAAAGCAATAAAGTTTAGAATTTATCCTAGTGTTGAGCAAAAAACCTTGATACACAAGCATTTTGGTTGTGCTAGAGTGATCTATAATTACTTTTTAGCATACCGCCAAAAGCAATACGCACTAGGCATTAAAGAAAATTACTTCAGCATGCAAAAGGTGCTTACTACTCTCAAAAAACAAGAGTCTTATGCTTATCTAAGTGAATGCAATTCGCAAAGCTTGCAAATGGCACTCAGGCAACTAACTACAGCTTTTGATAAATTCTTTTCCAAGTTAGCAGATTATCCTAGATTCAAATCTAAAAAGCATTCTAAGCAGTCTTTCTGTGTCCCGCAACACTTAAGAGTGGATTTAGGAAACAACCAAGTCAAGCTACCCAAATTCAAAGAAGCTATTAAAGCCAAGTTTCATAGGCATTTGCCTACAAACTCTATCGTCAAACAGGGGTTTATCTCTTGTGTAGCAGATAAATACTATCTCTCTGTCAGTTATGAGGACAATAAGCCTGAACCTAAACCCACAACTATCAGAAAAGCTGTGGGTTTAGATATGGGTTTAGAGTCTTTAGTCATCGCCAGTAATGGCGTGTTCTACCCATATAAAAAGTTTTTCCAGAATCTACAAACCAAACTCACTAAAGCGCAAAGGAGATTGTCTAAAAAACTCAAAGGTTCTAGTAATAGAAAAAAACAAGCAAAGAAAGTGGCACAAATCCACGCTTCTATCAGGAACAGCAGAGAGGACTACTTACATAAAATCAGTAGCGAGATAACCAATCAATACGATTTGATCGCAGTAGAAACCTTGAAAGTTAGGAATTTAGTCAAAAACCATAAATTAGCTAAGAGCATTGCCAATGCCAGCTGGTCTAGGCTCATTAGTCTATTAGAATATAAGGCTGGTTGGAAGGGTAAAACCCTTATCAAAATTGACCAATACTTTCCTAGCTCTCAAATCTGCTGCACTTGTGGGAGCAACACAGGTAAGAAGCCACTGCGCATTAGAAATTTTGTCTGCCCTTGTTGTCAAACACACCACCACAGAGACCTAAACGCCAGTATCAATATTAGAAATTATGCTTTGGGTATGCTAGATGAACGACACGCTATCAAGGTAGATAAAACTAGGGTAGGGATAACCCGAAGTTACGCTTGTGGAGATTCCGCTAACGGGGCTGTAACCAAGTATGGCTACATACTAGATACGGCTAGTTATGGATCGTTGAAACAAGAAGCCCACCCGTCTTTAGCGGGTGGGTGATTCACTTTAATCGCTTGGGCTGCGTTGTCTGTTGGCATCTTTTTCCTTTCAAGTGTGTTTGCGCTATAATCTTATTAAGGAATGTTTACTTTCTCTTTTTGGCGACATTTGGCGTATCAGTCTTAGGACTTTGAGGGTCGGGGGTGTAGTGGGGGATACCCCGGAAAGAGAGGTATCCATGAGGCTGGTAATAGTGCTAGTGATCTCAATGGTACTCGCCATGCCGTTGTATTGACCACTCAAGGGCGGGGCAACCCGCCCAACACTAGCCCTATTATTCCCCATTTTTGCTTTGGAAATCATGAATCTATTTCCACTTTCCACAAAAGGCCAATTGCCACAAGCCATACCCGGCATTATCCTCGCTATCAATCCCGTACAATAACTCTCTGCGCAGAAAGTTTTGCGCGCTATCGCTCTTATCTAGGGCGTTAAACTCTACGGGTTTATTTTTTTGCAAGATGAGGGGCTTGATCGTCTTGGTGGTGTCTAGCAAAATCCAGCGGTTAGCATTATTTAAATACGGACAGACCAAATAATCCATCAAATTATAACAGATATTGCTAGACCCATTGGCGCTTGTAGGGGCTTTGAGCAGGCGCATCGCGCTCGCCTCTAGGTTGGGGTGGATGAGCAGCAAATTAGGCACGATATTTAAAGGTTGCCCACTCTCATTAGTCAAACTCATCATGTTCTTGCGCGCATTGAGCAGATTGTTCTCATCTAAATCCCAATTTTCCAAATTAGAGTATTGCGCCTGCCCTACCGCGTGTTGTTTGTGGAAAAAGGCTTGCCCATCATAGCAGTTCCCATTGCTATTAAACAGCCCAAAGATGAGGCTGTTGTAATGATCAATGATGAGATCGGCCATGCTCGCTACTTGCGCACCCACAATGCCCAAGGAGTCGTAAGTGATCAAGTCTCTATCTACTTTAATCGTGCTCTCCCAGTTCTTTTTGGTGATGGTGTAGCTATAGCCTTCTAATTCTTTAAGTTGGCGCTCGCCCACCCACTCGCGCATACTGGGCAATGAGGCTAACCAGCGGTAATCGATGGTCATGGTGTTAGCGTTCACCTCTAGGGCGACTTTTTGATAAGTTTTTTCCTTATTGGCCAAGTTTTTAGCAAAAACCGCGCTTAAGGACTTGCTAATGGCCGCCTGTGTTTCTGGTGTGAGTTTCATAAATTCTCCTTTTTTGCTTATCTTAACAAGAGCTAAAGGGGATTTTTGCGCTTAAAGCGCTGCGCTCTCTCTTTGCAAAGAGAGCATGCTCTGCAGAGTGTTTAAGATTTTTGTATTGGTAGGATCTGCGCTTGGGGCTTGGTTGGGGTTTTGTGCGCGCTTGGTGCGCTCTAGTAGCAAATCTCTAAAGCGCAGTTTCTCCTTTTCTCTCTCTAAATCAATGGCCGTTTTGGTGGTCTTGTTTTGGGCTTTGAGGGCTTGCTCATAGGCTTTGTGCGCGTCAGCTGCGCGCATAATGCTATCTCCTAGTCCGTTTAAAAGCTCAATAGTGCGCGGGTCCATGCTCTTTTTTAAGACGCTTTGGCGGATATCTAAGAAATTGTCCATGTCCACAGCCACACCCTTTAAATCCAGCAGATCTAAGAGTCTTTGTTTTTGCTGCTCGGCCAATTCTTCTAAATATTTTTGCTCGCCTATATTGTCCTCTTTAAAGCGAAACTTCCACTGCTTGAACTCTTGGCCCTTTTTAACAAAGTTGCCCAAAGTCTCTTGCACCACTTGGTTGATGTCTCTTTTGAGCCCATTGGCGTAATCTTGCCAATATTTGCGCACCTTTTCGACAATGGGGTTGGTGTAATACCCCTCAATTTCAAAGGCGCGATTGATTTTATAAATCTGCTTTTTCTTATCCTCCAGCCAAGAGTCTTGATGCCATGTGTCTAGGAGTCTGCCCCCGCGCTTTTTGGCCAAATCCGCCCCGTAGTTTTGGTACATGTAAGCATAGCTTCCATATTCGCGCTCGCCCCATTCATCCTTAATCATCGTACCAAATTCTACGCGTCTTTGCAAAGTCTTTTCGACCACGCCCAAGCCTGCAGCAATCACCGCATCAATGCTAGTAGCTAGCGCGCTGGAAGTGTCTTTATACTTGCCCGCTTGAATGCTCAAACTCTTGCGCACGCCTAGCAAATCCTCCACCAAATCCTCATAAGTGGCCAAAGACTTCTTAATCTGATCGCTAGCATAAGTGCCCACGCGCGCATACTCTGTCCAAAAGCGCGAGGAAGTGTTTTTAACCAGTCCCCACCACTTGGTAGTGGTGGTGGTCTCTTTTTTGAGCTCATAAAAGCTCGCATTCACGCTTTTGCTAGTCGCATCGTTAAAAAACTTGATGCCCTTATCGACTAGAGTGGTTTCTACTTTCTTGGAGCTAAAGCCTCCAATCAGAGTCCCTAGCACCCCCCCAAAAACTCCCCCCAAAACTGGCCCCAAAGGCCCTAAAACTGGGCTTAGAGCCGCGCCCACGCCCGCCCCGCTCAAACTCCCTAAAGTTGTGCCCATTTTCATGCGCTTTTGGGCCTGCTTGTCCCCCTGTGTGTCAATAAAGCCCCCCACCAAGCCCCCAGCGGCCATCCCTGCTCCAAAACCTGCTAAGAGCGTTTGAAAGCCCGCTGAAAAGGTGTTTAACACGCCTTGAAACTTGTCTAAAAAGCTTCCGGCCTTGATTTCAAATTGAGGCCCTAGCACGGATTTTAACGCCCCTTGCAAATCCCCGCTTAGCAGTGGGCCTAAAAAGCCCTGTTTGAAAGAAGAGGCGAACATATCGGCCATTTTGTCATGGGCAGCCTCTGAGCCCTTAGTGAACGCAGTGCTCATCACGCTAGCCAAATCCATTTTAAACAACGCGCCTAGTTCGCGCTTTTGGGGCGGCTCTGCTTTGGCCTGATTTTGGATGTCTAAAAGGCGTTTTTTGTGGGTTTGCAGCTCTAATTCATAGAGTTTATTAGCCTGCGCCTGAGTGATTTTGCCCGCTTTTAAGCGCGCTTCCATCTCTTTATTCAAGTTGGCTATCACCTGATCATGGCGCAATTTCTCTAAGGCTATTTGTTTATTGAGCCCCTCGCTCATCAAATCGATACTTTTTTGGCGGATGTCTAAATCTACTTGAAGCTGGGCGTTGATTTGCTCCATTTTCAAGGCGCGCGCGCGCATTTCAGCCTCCTCTTTGGCCTTAAGCGCGTTTTCTGCTAGGTCCTTTAACTTTTTTTCATGCAAGCGTGTTTCTAGTGCGTAGAGTTGCTCAATTTGTTCCACGCTCCAAAGGTGGTTTTTAAATTTCTCACTAGCCTCCTGATTTAAATGTCTAATGGCCTCCTCATAGCGCGTTTTTTCTGCTTCAAGCTCTGCGCTTTCCTTTGGGGCTAGCGCGCTTTGCAGGGCGCGTTTTTTATCCAAAAAGTCCAGCACGGCTAAGCGTTGATTCTCTTGGTTTTGCTCACTCAGTTGCGCGATTAAGCGCGCTTGTTCCCTGAGCGCTAGGTTCTTGCTCACCCCAGCTTTGATCCACTCTTGGGTCTTTTGCTTGATGTCATCTAGTTTGCGCTCATATTCGCTCATGCTACCCCGGGCAATCTCTCTTAGAGCTCTAGCTAGCGCGTCTGTGTTGGCTTTGGCTTTTTGTGCAGAGGGGGTGGGTTTTTGCAAGTTCCACACTAGGCTAGCTTGCGGGGTTTTTGTGGGGGTGGGGGTTTTGCTAGGGGTGTTTTCAACAGGAGCGCTAGGCGCGCTCAAGGACTGGAAGGAGTTTTTTAAAGCGGCGAGCTCTTGGGTGTAGCGCGCCTTAGTTTGGCTTAAAATATGCGCCGTGCTTTTTAAAAAGGCCGGAGCAAAGCCCCCTAGGGCTTGGGTGAGTTTGGTAAGCATCGCCTCAAGGGTGCTGATATAAAAATGCGCGTAGGATTTGAGAGCAATTTTTAAGCCCGTGAGCACATTATGCCAAAGGGCTTTGATGGCATAAAGGCTTTTCTCCCAAGCCCCCTTCATCCATTTAGTGATCTGATCCCAGTTAAGCCACAATTCTACAGCCAAAGCGATCATCGCAGGGATTCCTAGGCGCAAGATGGCCGTGCGCATCGCTTTGAGCGCAAGAGTGGTTAGCCCCACACTCCCAGCTAAAGCCCCTTGTGCGAGCGTGTAGGCCTTGGTGGCTAGGCTAGCTGCTAGCATTTGCGCCTTGTAAGCCACAAAGCCCGCCCCCAAAGCTAAAAGCACTTTGCCAAATTTCATGCAAGATGCCACAATGTTTTTTAACAAGTCGGCGTTTTTTTCTAAGTATTGTGTCCAGCCTGCAAAAGTCTTTTTAATGCTCTCAAAATAGGGGGCTAGGGCGTTTTCTTTGAGCGTGTTAATTGCGTTGGTGAAATTGCTCCACACTTCTTCCCAAGAGCCCGCGCTCATTTGCGCCGTGTCTTTGAATTTGCCCATTTTCTCTAACATCAGATTGGCCAAATTGCCCTCCTCTTTGGCCTTTTTCATCGCCTCGCTGGTCAGCCCCAAAGAGTTGACAAAACGCCCAAAGTCTGTGGCTGTAGCCGCGCTCCCATCCCCTAAACTATCCAGCGTAGCTTTTAGGCTATCTACCCCCGCTCCGCTCACTTGCGCGCTGTAAGCAATGGCTTCCATCACCTTAAGCGCGTCTTGCAAACCCATAGACTTAGAAGCTGTGGAATAGAAAGATTTGAACATTTCGCCCAAATCATTCAGATTAAACTTAGTTTTGGCTTGGATTTGATCTAGGGCTTTGTACGTGTTGGCCGCCTCTAGGCTGGAGAGCTTCCATTTTTCCATCACGCTCAAATTCTGCCCCAAGCTATCGCGCGTTTGCGCGTTGGTGTAAATTAAAGAGGTCAAGGAGTTTTTTAGCTGCTCTTGGGCCCCAAGAGCTTGCATGGTGGAGCTGACTTGCCCAGCAAATAAGCCCGTAGTGAGCAGACCGGCCAAACTCTTAAAAGAACTGGTGTTTTGCTGGATTGCTGAGTCTAATTCTTTTAATTGCGCGGTGTGCTCGCGCTCTGCTGCTTGAGCTGCGCGGGTCGCCTGAGTTTGGGCTCTTTGCGCGCTAGCTAGGGCGCGCTCCTGCTCGCTGACACCTTGCAGTGCCCTGTGCGCGCGCGTGATGCGCGGCTCTCCATCCACATTGAAAACGATGTTAAATAAAAAATCTACTGCGCTCATAAAAGCATCTTAACCAAAGCGTTTAACACCCCTTGCGCAAAAAAAGCGCGCTAAAATCACTAAGATGCGCGCATGCAAGTGATGATTTCCCCTATTGGACACATTCAAGGTATCGATGGGCGTAACTTCCTCGTGCCTACAGAAATTCTAGCCACGCTCAAGGCTAATCAAATCGATTTGCCCATTGAGCAAGATCACAGCGGCCCTGCCATTGGCTGGATTAAAAACGCCTCTTTGCAAGAGAAAGAGGGGAGCATTTGGGGTGTGGTGGAGTGGAATGAGGCCGGGCGCGCTTTGCTCAAAGATCGCGCCTACCGCTATTTAAGCCCCACTTACTTAGTGGACCCCCAAAATAAAGTCATCACCATCAGCGCATTAGGTCTGGTCAACAAGCCCAATATCTTAAAACAAGCGTTAAATTTTATTCAAGGAGTTTTTATGAGCGAATTAAACCAACCCACCAGTGAGCCAAACGCAACTCAAGCCATTCCAGCACCAGAAAAGAGTGCGGACACGCTGAATAATTTAGAATCTCTGGGCAAGCGTATAGAAGTCCTAGAAAAAGGCTTGCATGAGATTTTAGCCCTGCTCAATAGCAAAACCCAAGCTAAAGAGGCCCCAAACACGCAAGAGAGCACAGCTGATAACTCCGCTTTAAGGCAGATACACCTAGAAGTGCTAAAAACGATGCAAGCCAACAATTCCATCTTACCCAAACGCATAGAAGAGTTGGAAAAAAGCGCAGGGAGTCCAGATTTTGCTAAATTTGCTGAAATTTATCAGATCGAGGCCAATAGCGTCTATTCAAAACCCCTTAAAGTCGAACTAAACGAGGCTTTAAGCCCCCTTGAACAAGAAATACACGCCCAACTAGGCGCGTTTTTAAGCGACCCTGTTAAGAGTTAATGCGTCTTCCCATCATCACACCCCTGCAAATACGCCCGTTAGATTTTCTAGCTGAGCTTAAGCTTTTTTCTGAAGAGTGCGCGCTTCTTCAAGAAGCCCTAGCCTCTTTAAACCTGCCCACCACCCCCACTGCACAAAGAAAAATCGCCCAAGTCAAACCCCTAAAAGCGCGCAACACCCTTAGTTTTAACCAAGACTTAGTCACCCATTCTATGCAGATGCACATCACCACCAAGCAGATGCAAAGCATCTTAGCGCGCCACACCCGCCCTAGCCTAGAAATCCTCAAGGCTAGCTTTAAAAACATCACCCACCAAGCTCCCCTACTCATCCCCACAGACACCTTAGAGTTTTTCAAACAGAGCGTGATAGCCCATGAGGGCGATATTACCTTAGCACTGTTGCAAAAAGGGAGCTTAAAGACGCGCAAAATTGAGGCGCAAAGCAGTCCGGGGTTTAAAATCTTTGAGGGATTAGGCGGGGTGCTTGTGGGGCAACTTTCTATCAGCGCATCTGTGGACTACCTCACAGAAAAACACCAGCATGCCTTTGAGCGCGCGCGCTTGCGCTTATTGGCCAATGAGAAAATTTTAACCCAAGGGAGCGCTAGTGAGTGCTTTAGCACGCCTCTTTTCATCAGCCCCTCTTTGAAATTGCGCTTAGAGTATATCAGTAGCGGGGTGTTAGAAGAGCAAAAGGCTATCCTTTTTTGGGGCGGAGGGCCTACCGATTTCACCCCCCCTGTAGATTTAGAACTTCGCTTTATTCCCATGTTATTTTGAGTGCGCAAAAACGCGCGCGCACTTGCGCTACTCTGATTTTATGCAAGAGTTCAACCTAGAAGATTTGCGCACACGCGCGCTAAGTTTGCTTTTAAATCCTGAACTTATCAGCGATTCTATGCTCAGCTGGGCTTATACTGAGAGCTTAGAATTTTGTGCAGGGCGCAAAGCCCCCATTTATGCGCTGTATGACTTTGCTTTAATGCGTCTTAAACGGCTCTTAAAAATGCCTTTTAGCGATGAAGATGCGCTAATTTATGAAAACGCGCGTAAGGCCATTGAGCGCGCGCCTTTGCTAGAAGGCCCGGCTAAAAGATTTGTGCGCACTAGGGACTTTGGGCTATGAGCATTCTAAGACGCGCGTGCCAAATCCTAGCGCAAGTGTTTCCTGACGCGCATTTTATTCTAGATTCTAACACCATTCAAAACCCCGGGCTTTTTGTCATCATTGAGGGTGTGGAGAGGCTGGACATTCAGAGCGTGCGCCTGCCTTGTAGTTTGTATTGCGCGTTTTTGGGCGTGGGTAACCAACTTTGGGAAAATTTAGACCCGATTTTGGATTTTTTCCACAGCAATCCGAGCTTTTTAGAGGGGCGTTTTGACTTTTATAAGATGTCTTTACAAGAAGTTAAAGAACATCTGAGCCTAGCGCATGTGCAATTTAGCTTAAGATTATTTAAGGAGTAGCATGGCCAAAACACACCAAAACATTGAGCGTATTGTTATTCACTGTAGCGACACCCCAGAGGGGCGTGAACACAATGCTAAAGACATTGAGCGCTGGCATAAAGAGAGAGGCTTTGTGCGCATTGGCTACCACTATGTGATCAAGTTAGATGGTAGTATTGAAAAAGGGCGCGCTGATCATGAGATTGGCGCGCATGCCAAAGGCTATAACACGGGGAGTTTAGGCATTTGCTACATTGGGGGGCGCAGCAAGGAGGGCAAAGCTAAAGACACGCGCACGCCTGAGCAAAAGCAGGCCCTAAAAAAGCTCTGCGCAGAGTTGGCTGGCAAGCACCCTGAGGCGGATTTTTGCGGGCATAGGGATTTAGACAAGGGCAAAGAGTGCCCCTGCTTTGATGTCAAAAGCTTCATTAAAGAGAGCGGGATTGTCTGATGGCACAAGAGACTAAGCAATGCGGGCAAATTCCTCTAAGCAGGTTAGATCGCATGACGCGCATTGGCTTTTTGCTCATCTTGCTCAATGCAATCCAAACGGGTTTTTTGGCCTTTTTGGTGTATGAGATTGAGGACACACAAGACCACCTAAGCAAAAGCCTAGAGAAGGTGCAGAAATTAGAGCAGAGGCTAGATAGTCTGCAGAGCAAGATCAGGCGGCATTTTGAATAAGCAAGACTTTTTGATTTTGGGGGTGGAGTTTCGTGTGATTTTGCCCTATGTCTTAGTGCTCTTTGTAGGCTTTTGTGTGGGCTGGTTGTTTGTGCTCAAGTCTATCAAAGATGAGGCCTTGAGCGGACTAGGAGATAGGCTGCGCTACATCATTTGGGGGGTGGGCTCTTCTATGCTGACCACTTGGGTGAGTTTTGAGGTGATTGGCTACTATTTTCATCTACCTTTGGGCCTAGCTACGGCTATTAGTGGGGGTGTGGGCTATATGGGAGCGGAAGTGGTAGGGGAGATGGGCCTAAAGATGATTCGCAAAAAGCTAGGACTGCACAAAGAAGAGGAGGGAAAAAATGCCAAGCCTTAAGCTAACTCCGCTTGTTGTGTCTGTTTTGGGAGCTATGTTGTGTCTAGCAGGACTTGTTTATGCGGGGATGTGGTTAAGGTCCTTGTTTGTAGAAAGCGAGACATGCAAAATGGGCCTAGAGGCGCAAAATAAGGCTATTTTAGAGCAAAATATCGATGTGAACAACTATGTAACCCGTCTGCAAGAGCAAAAGGACGCGATCACAAAGAGGTATGAACATGTACGCGCCCTAGATAGCACTTGTGAACACGAGTTAAAGGCGATTAAAAGAAGTTTGGATGTGTTTAGGGGGGGCGAGTAGTTTGTGTTTTGTGCGTGATTTCTATAAAATAGCGATGCCCGGGAAACCTATACCAACCCCGGGCAGAAAGGAGCGGTCATGTGCAACCATGATCGTGATCCTATGTGGGCATTCTGCCTTAAAATCTCTGTATTTGGGCTTAAGGTCGTCTTCAAGCTCAAAAAAAGATAGCATGGGATCGCCCCCATTGGGGGGCACCTTTTGGCTACTGATCTGCATCATCTTTTTTAACGGGTGTTACCGCGTCTATAAACCTGTCTACATCCCCACTAAGTGCCAAATTCCCAAATTAGAGCGTCCTGCCTTAGGCAGTTCTTCGCTCGCCCAAAACATTAAGGCTCTGTTGATTTACACCGAGCTTTTAGAAAAAGATTTAGAGTTTTGCCGGGTGGGCAAAAGTCATTAACGCTTCAATTCAAGCTTACTCAAATTGAATTCTTGCAGGTTGAGGGCTTTCAAACGCTCAAAAACACTGCTTAAAAAGGCTTTCACTTGGGCGTTATCTGGCAACTCTGCAGGGCCTCCATATTGCAAGGGAATTTCTTCTAAGATGGGCATCATTTCTAAGCCCTCTAGGGAGAAGGTGCGCAGATAGTGGAGAGTAAAGGCGCTGCACACTAACTTAGATAAGAGAGCGTCAAGATAAACAATGGGCTTTCCACCCTGCTCAACCTCAATGCTAGCGCCTAAGACTTGGTGCAATTTTTGCACAGTGGGGGAGCTTTGAAGCATTTTAGCGCGTAGTTGGATTTTTTGTGTATCAGTCATTGGGAACCTCCTGTTTGACTTGGGCCTCAAGGCTAGGATCATTTAACCAGTTTTGCAGATGCTTAGCAACCTCCTCTGGGCTTAAGCGCCAAGTGTCATTAAAGGCGTGCAACTCTTGGGCATAGCGAGCGCGCAACTCTTCATACCCTCCCATTGAAGCGGCGATTTGCGGAGTGATTTCCCCGTATTCTCCCATAAAGGCCGATAAAATTTGCAAGTGCGCAAGGTCTTGATCCTCTAGGGCCAATAGAGCGATTTGCGGGGCGTAATAAAGTTGCGTTAACAAGCTTGCGGCCTGAAAATCTAGGACCTCTTTGCTAACCTGCAAGCAAAGCCCTTTTAAACTCGCGCTCAGTAAGGCTTGTTGATCTAGGGGAGGCAATTTTTTAAAGTATTGCAAAAAGGGCGCGCTTGTTATGCTCCCATCTGAAAAGTCCCCCTCAAATTCCTCAAAGGGCTCAAACTTCACTCTTAGGGCTTTTAAATCCTCAGGGCTGATGCGATCTGCTTGCATGATCTGCTCAAAAAGGGCTTGTTCCGCCTTAGCTTTTTCTTGCTCAGGAGTTAGGGGGGTAAGCGCGCCAATGAGCTTTTTAACACGCCCCAACATCTTTTCTAGCTTGGCTATGCGCGCCTCTATGCGCTCTTTGAGATTGATAGCTTCCTCTAAGCGCATTTTAATCCTTTTGAGGGCCCACTTGGGCTTCTAAGGCCTGCAGTTCAGCTTCTAAATCCGCGTCTTCGTCCTCCTCTTGGGCTTTATCTTTTGGGGTGGTTTCTTGGGGGGTTTTTGGGGTTTTTGGGGGTTTTGCGGCTGTTTTAACTTCTGCTTTTTTGGGGGGCGGGGTGGTTTCTTGGGGGGTTTGGGGTTCTTCTTGTGTGGGTGTGGCTTCAGCCTCTTCTTGGCGCGCATCGCTGATAAAATGGCTGTAAATGCCCTCAGGACCAGCAGAACACGCCCCGCTCAAGCTCAAAGTGCTAAACTCCTCGCTCATCAAATTCAAATCCCCATCTAAACTCAAATTCACATTATAAAAGATCGCATGCACTTGTTTCCCCATCACGCTCTTACCCACAAACTCTAAGCGGAAACTCTGACTTTCACTTTGAGAGCCCGCTTTGAGATATTGGATCGTGGTTGGGTTTTGGGCCACCCCGCCATAGGGCAAAGCCTCCCCTTTTCCCACTTTTTGGGTGTAGACTTCTGAGCCTAGTACTAAGGCTAGGGCCGGCGCGCTAAAATTATTCCCCTTGATTTTTAAAGTCCAGTTTTCTTCAGTCACCACTTCGGCTAACTTCTGTTTAGCTCCGTGTGCGCGCGTCCACGCGGTGGTTTTCTGGCTTTCTTTAGACAAGGAGAGTTCTAAACAACCAATGTCGATGCGCTCCCCTGTTTGGTCTAGCGGGGTGATGTACAAACTCCCCCCACCAAAATATAAATTGTCTTTTTGTCCCATTTTGACTCCTTACATATTATGTGTAAGGCTTTTTTAGCACGCTGCACACAAAAAACTTGCGCTCAATCCTTTTTAAACACCTCTTTGATGATCGCATCTGCATGCGCGCTTAAAAACTCCACCACTTCCTCTGCTTGCATGTCCATAGCAAGCTTGGCGATGACGCGCAGAACTCTTTGGGTGTTGGCATGGGCTAGCTCTTTGGCGCGCAATTCGTCATTATTTTTTGGGGCTTTGAGTTGGAAATATAACTTGGTGTATTTGGCCAATTCTGGCAGGCTGAGTTGTTCATTGTGCAAAATTTGGGCTTCAAAGCCGGCAATAAGAGCGTTCACAAAGTAGGCTTCGCTCATGCCAATATGTTGTTTGTTGCGCTTGTGGATGAGCAGCAACGCGTCCCAGTCATCCCCCTCTTTAAGGGCTCTTTTGCGGTGCGAATTGATGGTATTCTTGGTGATATTGAGAGTTTGACAAATATATTCATAACTCTTGCCCTGCAAGTAGAGCGTGCGGATATTCTCGGCTAATAAAATATTATTGCGTGTGCCCACTAAATTATGCAATGCTTTTTTCATAGCAGGAGTTTAAGCTAAATTGCAAGGGGGTTAAAAACAGCAATATAAAATCTATAAAATTCTATAATTCTCTATAAGTTTTTATATGATTTTAAGTTTCTAGGTGCTACTATGTTGGCATGAGGTGGTAGATGATCCCATGCCCATCCCATGCGCTTTGGTCTTTATTTAGTCTGATCTCTAAACTATCTTTCACCCACCCCCTGATCTGCTCAATGGTGGGAGCTTTATCGTAAAGACTTCTACCCTCTATATAACCTGACCCAACATGGCGCCCTTGTTTGGGGTCTAAGGGTAGGACATCCACCGCGCTTTTTAAGATCGCCAACACCCTTTGAGCAAAGGGGTAGGACTCTTCATGGGCGGGGCGTTTTTTGAGTTGCTCAAAATGGAGTTTTTGCAGTTTCCACCCCTCTTTTAACCCCGGGGCTTGTTTGAAGTGCTCGCCAATTTTAACCTTTTTCAAAGGGCTTAAGGAGCATATAAGTTTAGATAAGTAATGTAGCTTTCCTGTTTGGATGGATAGCTATACGCCGTGATAAGGGCGCGGGTGCACACCGTGAGGAGAAGAGCGGTGCTCCTCTAACTCCATACGGACAGGTGAATTTTTACTCTAGCGTGAAGTCTTTGCTTTTGTAGATTAGTTGTTTTGCCCCCATTAATTTTTTAATCAGTCTGACTTTTGAGCCATGTACTAAACTTCTAAACCGGTTTTCTCCTTGTTCAACTCCAATAGATAGCCGGTACCACCGCCCGAACTTAACACCGATTAGATAATTATTAAGAGCCCCCGGCGCGCTGCTTCCCTGCTTGTCTTTAAAAATCGCCATAGGCTCTTGTAAAATGTCTTGCGCTAGATAGTAGTCAAATAGATCGGTTTCAGGGTGTTTTTCTAGGTGTGTGGTGAGCGTGCGCGCGCTAAGACGCACTAAGGGACTATGCGCCCCCACCACCTGCATAACCTCAGGCTTGAGGGTGGCAAAGTCTATCATCTGTTCGGGGCTCTTAGAGAGCTCCAAGAGCTTTTTAAACCGGAGTTTTTTAGCTTCACATACACGCACTACATTGGCCAAACGCGCTACAGCTTCTTTATTGCCCGCGTATCTTTGCAATTTGGCGTTAAAGAAGTTGTGCAAGAACTTATAGACATCACTCTCAAACGCGTTTTTCTCCTTAGCAGAGCGCACGCTAGGGGGGGGACTTGTAGAAATTTGGTAGCGTGTGTCATTGAGGCGGTTATAACGCTTTAACCCCTCCTTAGAGTGCATAGAAAGGCGGCATCTACAGCCCCAATCAAGCGGGGGGGTGTGGGTTTTCCAAAACTCATGCTTGCGGGGCAAGCACACGCCATGATAAGCCTTATGACGTGCCGCACTATCTAGCTCACTCTCAAAGAGGTAGTACCACCCATCGCCATCTTCACTCTCTGCAATGGGGGGCGTGTTCTCATAGTCTAACATGCGCGCACGCGTGTGGCTATAGACTTTGTTATAACTAAAAATGCGCTCTAGGCGTTTTTTGCTGAACTCTTTGGCAAGATTGGGATTAGCCTTGATGAAGTCATGAAGAGTTTGTTTATGAGCAATGGCCTTTTCTAAGGCGTTTTGAAAATCAATAATGGTATCTATACTCCCTACTCCTGCTAAGGCAAATGCCCTTAAATGGTCCTCAAACTTGAATTTAGCCGGGTCTTTAATTAAAGCAGGTTTGCGCGCCATCAGCGCGGCGATAGATTCTAAATAGGGCATACTTTAATAATAACGCAAAAACGCTTATCCAAACGCCTTATACTTCTGGCATGATTGATTTAAGCACGATTTTAACCGAAGTCAAGCTAGCCATAGAGAACCACACAGAGCACGCCTTTAGAGTGCAAAAAGACCCAGTAAGTGGGGCGTCTTGGTCCCCTCTAAAACCAGCCAGCCTCAAAGTCAAACGCCCTAACATGCGCGCTAAAATCCTGCAAAACACCCGCGCGATGCGCTCAGGGGTGCATGTCCAAATAGAGGGCAACAAGGTTGTAACCCAAATAGATCAAAGCAATGCTGAAAAATACGCCCCCTTCCACCAACTAGGCACTTCTAAAATGCCTCAAAGGCGTTTTTTGCCCTTTGGTGATCAAGGCGTGCCCTCTGAGGCGCTACAAAGGGATATCCAAGAGATTTTAACCACAGGCAGGGGGGGTGAGGATTTAAAACGCCAAATTCAAGAAATGTTAAGAGGCTCTTAAAGATTGCACGCGTGCACAATAGCGTTAAATACCCATTTAAACCCCCTTTAAAATCGTTTGGTTGGGGTGGGGTGGTGTGTTGGGTCTTTTTTGAGGTTCAAAAGCTTTACAGACGATTTTGAGGCCCAGAAGACGTGAATCACCCACCCGCTAAAGACGGGTGGGCTTCTTGTTTCAACGATCCATAACTAGCCGTATCTAGTATGTAGCCAGGAGAGTTTTAAAACGCCGTTTGGCTAAAGATTTGCGCACATGGACATAATCTAATATGTTTTTATGGCGCGCAATGCGCATGGCAAACTCTAGGGCATCTAAGCAGTCGTCATGCGCGCTTTTAGGGTAGCTTTGCAATTCAGCGATGAGTTCATGGCTGTAGGCATCGATGAGCAAAACGCGCTCAGAGAGCAGGGGGGCTAAGCTATCGATGCGGATTTCTTTGTGCGTGGTGTTTTTTAACTCTATGGGTCTAAAAAAATGTAGGCCTAATTCTTGGGCGCGTTTTTTAAGCTGGTCTTTAAAAAAGGCTTGAAAGGCCACTACTTCGATGCCAATTTTCACATAGGGGCTCAAACTTAGGGCGTGCGCGTAGGTGTTTAACACAATGTTAATCATCTTGTCGGGCTTTTCTTTGTAGGCGTGCACGCGCGCAAAGTAGCGTCTTTGGGCCTTGCTGTAATGCACCAGCGCGATAGCAAAAAAATCTCCCTTAGCCTTGCCCAAAGCCGGGTCAATGCCCATGTAAATGGCATCAATTTGAGGGGGTAATTGTGTGTAGAGCTCAAAATCGCCCAAAATGGCGTCTTTGGCGTTGGTAGGAGTGTTTTGAAACTCGGCCAAAAAGGCGTTTTTATTGCCTAAAAACTCCATCAAAACTTCTTTTTTATCCAAACTAGGGTCATCTAGGATGACTTTGGAAAGATCGTAATTGTGGATATTTTGCGCGCTGAGCCCATCAATATGAGGGCCAAAGTCTAGCACCAGCGGGAAGCTATAAGATTTGGCATTCCAGCGTTGTTCCAAACGCAATAATAAGCATTCTTCATGTAAAGTCGTGCCCACCACTAAAATATTATAATCCCCCTTGCGTGCGGGGAGTTTTAAAATCGCGCTTTCAAATTGTTTATAGATATCCTCGCGGTACTTCTTAGATTGGATTCTTTGCCCATTTTCCATGTCATCACAGATGATTAGATCGGGGCGTTTGCCCAAGAAGTTGAGCCCGCGGATATTCTCCTCAATAGAATAACTCTTAATTTTCTTGTGCACGCCCTCAAAATCAATAGCCAACTCCCCCTTACGCCACGAATAACCCTTTTGAATCTGAAAGTCTTGCCTTAAAAGCGCGTTTTCTGTCAGCTCGATTTTAAGCCACTCGATGGTCTCCTCGGTGTCCTCTTTTTTATTGCCAATGTAAATCATATAGTGGCGTTCATTGCGCGCAAAAAGCCAAATGGTGAGCATGCGCGCTAAAAGCGTGGTTTTATACGCCCCGCGGTAGGCTTTAAAGATGCAGATTTTGGAATCATCTAGGTAGGTTTTGATATGGTTGTAAATGCTTTCGCGAAAGTGGCTATGATCGCCCTTTTCTAAATGGTGGGAAAAATAGGTTTGAGCAAACACGCCAAAGTGTTTTAAAGCCGCGCTCTTGCGTTTAGGGTCGGCATTAAACGCGCTTTTAAGGCTCTTTAAATACTGCTTTAAATCCTCAAAACTTTCATTCATGATCGAGAAAACAAGAGGAGACTACCAAAGAGGCGCTTTTAAAAAGCTCAAAGATTTCTAAAGTGTCGTAGTGGTGCTTTTGACAAAAGTCCTTGAGCGCCGAGTAATTTAGCTCCACGTCCACAAAAGAGCTCATGCCCTGTATTTTGAAGCTATGCACTAAAAGAAAAGCATTGAAGAGTTCTAGCACTTCTTCATCATCGCTCTCTAGGGGCATCACCACTACAACTCCTCTAACCTCTAGGCCGTATTGCTTTAGGAGCGTTTCAAGTTGGGCTTTTTTTGGGCGCGCAGGGCGGCCAACTCCTCTTGTACAAAGCTGACAAAATCCATGGTCTTGCCGTTTTCTTGCATAATGTTTAAAAACTCTTGTTTGTATTCTTGGGCTTTTTGAGCGTCTTCATTAAGGCAGATTAGATTAGATTCAATGGTCTCATATTCTAATTGCATGCGCGCGCTCGCACCCTGCAAGCCTTGATTTGCCGAGAGCTCAAAGAGGCGTTTGCTCTGAAAATCGCTCAAGTCATAAAAGCGGAAGTTTTGTTGCGTGCCATCTTCTAAGATCGCGCTAAACTCCATATACGAGCGGTCTAATTTAAATACAGGGGGCATGGATATCCTTTTTTTGCAGAGATTTTATATGTATGTATGTCAAATCTTTGCGCAAAAAGAGGGGGTTGGTAAATTTAGGTTTTTTGGTTACAATGGCGTTAGTGGTTACCGTTCTTACAAACCTATAAAACCGCATAAAATCCTATAAAATCCTATCAATAGAAAAAAAACAAGGGCGCCATGTCTTGGGTGATGGCTATTTGACATACTCTCCCATAACTAAAGTTAGGGGATTCTAACTTTAGTGGAGATCGCGGCTCCAAGCAGGACAGCTCCGTTTGGAGTCTTACGTTCCCTATTCCAAAGGTTGATGCCCCAACCCCAAGGGTATTACCCCTTGATTGCACAAATATTAACATAAGCCTCCCGCAATACTTCTTATTGTGCTGGCATTGCGAAAGTGTCGGTTAAAAAGTCTAGGGTTTCAGGGGACTTAAAAGCCTCTTGGATTTGCTTAATTTGCTCTGAAATCCAGCCTTGCGTATGGATTTGCGCATTGGGGGCTAAAGAGGCATTTACAGGGCGTTCAGTGCGCCTTAAAGGCACATTGAAGGCCTTTTGTAGGGCCCCTAAATCCACCTCAAGGCCCATCTCATAAAGGGCTTTATAGACGCGCGCTTGGTACTCTTCATCGATTTCAGTATTGGTGTCTAAAATCAGCTCAAAGGGGGGCACATTTTCAAAATACAGCCCTAAGGCCTCTTTGAGCGCATCATTGATGCCCTCTAGCAAAATCTTAGCGTCAAATTCGAGCATGTAGCGTGTCATGTTCTCATGCACCACGCCTAAAGCCTGCGTGCCCTTAGACACGGCATTAGAACTTAACACCTGCCCGCTCACCACTTTGCTAATGCATTCATCACAATAACGCAAGAAATCCAAGAAGACGCCCCGATCCACATTCCCATTTAAAAGCTCTAAAGTGTCTTCTTTATTGAAGATGCCCACAGAACTTGCGCGCAAGTCCTCTAAATTATCTAAGAGCTTTTCTAATTCTTTATCATCCTCAAAGCCTTCACTTTTGAGCACAAGCGGGGGGATGCTCAAATTCTCCAAATAAGTCATGTATTTTTGCATGGCTAAGAATTTGAGCGCGGCAATGGAGAGCACGCGATAGCACACAGAGTTATAAAGGTCCATGTTACCCACTTTGAGCACATCACTACGCTCCTCTAAGAACACCTGTTGCCCCTCAGAATACACAAAAACGCGCCTCTGCGGCGTTTTAGCATCGTAGTTGAGATATTGCGCGCTGATGGGCTGATAATCTAGCCCCCCTTTAGCATAGCCCTTGATAAAATACGCACAGCCATAAAAAAGCGCTTCGGTGGCGTTGTAAAGAAAGCTATGCCAGCCGTGTTTTTGGATATTTTTAAAGGCCTCTTGTGCGCGCGCATCTTCACACTCTAGCACTAAAGGCAAGCGCGCGAGCAAAATACGCCTTTTGTGCACTTCCGCGCTCACTTGGGGGTCAAAGCGCAGAAAATAACGCCCCACCTTGACAATCTCCTCAAAACGCTCTGAGTTTAGGGCGTTTTTGATCATCTCATAGCTAAGCTGTGGGGGGATAAAATGGGGGGTGGAAAGCTTTAACATGCTTTCAAATTAGCGCATCTTGAGGGCCATTTTTGCGCTTTTGCAAAAATTCATGTTGATATTGCTAAAATGAGACATGACGCGCAAACAAAAGGCTTACCGCTTAAAATTGCTAAAAAAAATCCATGCCCACCCTGTGCACAAGCAAATTAAACGCGATGGAGGATGGCAAGAATGGCTAGCAGAGCGTTTTAATGTGGAGAGTTCTAAGTTTTTGAGCATCGATGCGCTCTTAGATGTGTTGGCCTTGCTAGATGGAGTGTGCCCTGCCTTTTTCACCCCTGTGGATGCGCTAGGTCCTAGCCAAAACCAAATCCAAGCGGTGTTAGATTTAAAAGAATCTTTGCGCTGGAATTTGGCGCGCTTGGAGGGTTTTGCCTTGCACACGTGCAAAAAACCCCTGAAAGACCTGAGCAAAAGCGACACCACCAAGTTAATTTTAGGGCTTAACAAAGTGTTGCGCGCACAACAAGCCCGCTTGGATAAAATGTACCACCCTCTTAATAACCCGCACTATGCCCCATGCCAAGAGCCATTTTAAAATTTGAGCATTTTAAATCTTTGGGCTTTGAGGAGCTATGCGCGCAATATGGCGGGCAGAGAGTGCGCTTAAAACTTAGCCTAGTGCCAAAGCAAACAACGCGCTCTTTGAGGGGAGGGCCAAAAGCGCCCCGCCCCCCACAAAAGCAATCTGAGGATTAAAAACAACCCCCCCCTGCTGCATTTTAAAGCCAAAAGACACAGAATAAGATTTATCTTTGTAGCGCGCAATTTGGCGCTCAGTATGCCCATCACGCACACGCAAAGAATAATAACCCAGCGCATCTAGGCCAAGCACAAGCATGAGGCTCAAAGTGCGCGGGACAAAGGAGCAGGAGAGAAAAAATGGTTGCAAGTCTTGGCGCGTTGTGCTAGCTAGATGCATCACAGGAATGGGATTATCTGCTAATTTTTCCACCTCCACTCTTTTAATTTCTAATAGGGCGTTGAGCTTTTCTAATTGTTGGAGAAATTCCCCCCTTTTGGCCAAAGGGGTGTGCGCGTCTAAAATAATCATGTCAACTACTTCCAAAAACATACACAAACATAGCCGTTTGGTTTTTAGATAATTCGCTCTCTGTTGATAAAGTCATTTAGATTCCTTTGCAACTAGAGTCTTGCTTGACGCAGTAGCCAAGCGGTAGCTATCAGTCCGTCTTAACAAGATAGCTTTGACTTTCTCATAAGACATAAACCTAGAGATTTCTGTATCAAAGTATCTAGCTAAGATGTTTCTAGCAGCATTATAGTCTGCCTGCACCACTTCCCCGTTCTCCCGATAAAAGTAATCGCCCTTGCGTTGACCTAATAACAAGCCACCACTAAAGCTGTCGCTTTGCGAAGTGTATGCGGGATTGACTAAATGCAGTGTAGAACCTCTACACTCAGAAACGCATTTTAAAGCACTAGCAATGATGCCTTTAACCCAAGTATTTAACCTCCTATTAATGGTTTTAGATTGAGATTTTTTAGAAAACTTATAAGTCAAGTCCTCACAAACAATAATCTTAGCCTTATTGACAACCTGATGACAAGCTGTGTAGATTTTAGTTTTTACCATAGACTTCTGTTGAGAATCACGCCGGTTAAGTTTCTTTCTACCTAGATTATTCTTTAGAATTAGGTTTTCTAAAACACCATTTCTAATAATAAGTCTTAGTGTTCCTGTAGGGGCATAGTCCATTGTAGTATTTAGAGGAATTTTAACCCGCTTATTTTTAATCAAGGAAGGAATAGATAACCATGCTTGAGAGTTTAGCCCAAAGACAGAATAATCATCACTGCGGACAATGATTTGGTTATAGACCTTATTCTTACCGTGCTTAAAAGCCTTACGCATTAATCGGTGCAGAAAAGAATCCTCTATCCAAGTATCTTTTTTAAGTTTAATAAAAGCTTCTTTTCTTTCTTTGTCTGTTGGATAATGGTTAAAGATAGCTTTATGGACACTACTTTTAGCCGCTTCTTTATAAAGTTTAATATCGCTAAAACAATCCCGTAAAGTCTCTTTCCAAGCATTAGCAGAAACTTTAAAATCTCGTCTTTGAGAAACCCATAAATTCCTGATTTCTCTATCCGTTTTGCCTAAACCTTTGAGTGCACCGTATTCTTGCCAGATAGCAGAACGCAAAACTCCTAATCTTTTAGCTTGGAGTTTAAGCTGTTCTAGCTTCCCTAAGTTGAGATATTTAGCATAAAGCACTCTAGTTACTAACATTATTCAGTTTCCAAGATAGCCGTTTTAAGTTCTTTACTATATTTTCTCAGACCATAAAGCCTAGAAGAAAAACAATGAACAATAGAAAGTAAATAATCTTTCCATTTGTTCTTTTGTTTAGGTCTTTCAGAGTTTTGCTGATTGGCGATGTCCATTTCTAAAATCTCCACCTCATAGCTTGCATGCGGTGTATTATACTAACTAATACTTTAGGTCAACTCCTGCAGCTCTAAATCAATATGCGCGCGTTTGGTGTCATTAAAGTTCACATCAACACTCTTGATGAGCCCAAAAAGACGCAAACACTCCAGCGCGTCTGAAAGCTCTAAGATAGAAGGGATGCTTTTATGGCGTACCAATATCTCAAGGATGTTATCCAAGTTCTCTAACAAAACCAAGATCGTGAATTTATAAGATTTGCGATAAACCCCGGGCTTGATTTTAGTTAGTCCGGTGTGTTCGTCCACCTCTACTTTGGAGAAATCCTCCACACTCAGCGCGCCCTTGTATAGAGTCGTGCCCAGTTCTACCAACTCCCCGCAGAAAAACACCCCCAAACTCACCGGCACATCTGACTTAAGCACCCTTTCCCCTCCAAAGGCATAAACCCTTATCCCCTCTGCTTCTGCAAGGGTTTTAGTCTCTTGGGCGGTGTTTTTAAGCACCACTTCATAGATCGCAGGGCCTACGTGGGGGAAAAGATAACTGCCCTCTTTGGCTATTGAGCGTTTGAAAAAGTAACTTCTATAGTCTGTTTCTTCCTGCTTGCCTACGATCTCCTCTTTGAGCAAAGAACCCTTAGTATCATATAAGCGCACTTCTAAGGTGTTGCACACAAAATTAGTCAGATACAAGCATCCAGCAGAGCGCACTTTTAAGCGCATATCTTGCCCTAAGGGCATGGTGCTTAAAGAATTGGGCGCGCTATCAAAGGCGCGCATGGTGTTGTCTGCCCCAATTTGCCTAAAATCGCTCTCTAAATTAGGTTTTTCACTCTGCTTGATGCACTCAAACAGGGTGTTGCCCTCTTTGACAATTTGCCCGACTTCATAACGCCACAGAGGGTTAAATTCAGGCGTGTCCTCTTGCAGAGAGCTCTCTAAAATCTCAATATCTGATCGTAAAAGTATGCGCATGCCAGATTTTTAGCACAAAAAAGCGCGTGGCGTTGCGAAAGTTACGCCCACTTAACATAATAAGTGGGCTTGTCTTTATAAAAATAGCCACATCTCCTACGAGCAACTTTTCTCTGTATTTACACGGGCATGTTGTTTTTTGTAGAGTTTGAGCGCGCGGATGTATTGGGGCTGGTTGAGCCCTAAGCGCACGCACAAAGAAAGCCCATTTTGGCCATTGTAGAGCTCAATAAACTTGGCGATTTTGGCGCGGACATTGGGGCGGGGAATGTAGAGCTCTTTGCCCCTTAAGAGGGCTTGAACTTGCTCAAAACTCCCGCTACAAAGGCTTTCATAGAGCTCAGGGGTTAGGGCTAAATGACGGCTCATTGCACGCTGATACTAAAATTACAGGTGGTGAGCTTTTCTACGCCTAAATCCTGCAGGACTTCCTCCTCTAAATTGCCCAGTGCCTTTAAAATTAAGCTCTCTTTGACTTGGATGCAGTGATTTAGCCCCATTTCTTTGAGTGTTTCAATCACAAGCCCCTCCATTTCTTTATCCACAACTACCTTGGTGCTCTTGGTGAATTTGAGCACGCCCTCAGGCAGCACCATTTGTTTTTTGCCGTTGAAATCGGCGATGTGCTCGCGCGCGTGCTCTTCAATCCTCCCTTTAAGTTGCTCAATTTTTTCATTGAGTTCTTCAATTTCTGCGCTCAAATGTAGGCGTGTTTCCACTTTGAACTGCTTTGAAAGCTCCAATTTTTTAAGACTTTTAAGTTGTTCGCTGATAAACTCTTTATCCATTGTCTTTTTCTCCTAGTCTGCGGATTTTGCGGTTTAAAATCATGAGCATGCGGTTGCACAAGTTGTCCCATTTCAAGTATTCGGCCTGTTCCATGCGGGTAGCTTTGGCCCCTTTGGCATCTTCTTGAGAAACACAGAGGCGAATTGCCTTATCTAATTGGCTGATGCGCTTGGCGTTTTTAGCCTGCTCTTCTAAGAAGATAACTTTTATCATCTGCAACTCCATCACTAATCCGTAATTCATTGTTCTCCTTGTGTTAAATTTAAGGCCCTAGCCTTAAGCAAACCCCCAAAGGGGGCTTAATAAAGCTAGTAGCTGATCGTGCGCTCTAGGGTGTTGACCTGCGCGCCATCGCTTTTGCGCACCACAAACTGCCCGCAAGGGCTCAATTTGTAGTTATGCGCGCTGTAAAAAAAGCCATCTGCGCTCTTGTAATAGATTCGTGGGGCTCTTTTGGGCTTTTTAAGCAAGAGTTTGAAGATCATGAAACGCTCCTTTGTGTTTCTTGGTTGTAGATTCGCTTTGCGTATTCCCAAGTGGCTAGTTGCTGTAAGTCTCTGAGTTCTTTGGGCCGGAATTTCTTTTGTAAGTAATTCAGACGCTGCAACACTTTAAATTGGGCATGCGCGGCGTTAATCCCCCCTAAGCTAGATTCTTGCAAGATACGCCACAAGACCAAGTGGGCGAATAAATAGCGTGCTTCCTCTTGCTTGCCTATGCGCGTGATTTGCAGCGCGAAAAAGGCCTCACGGCTTCCAAAATAACGCTTGATAAAGTAATTGAGCATCTTAGCTGTGTTCATGCGCGCGCCCTAATCCAAAATAGACATAGAGGCGACAACTTGGATACTTTGGTCCAAATCTCCCCCATTAATTTGAGCAAAACGAGTCGCCATTTTGTAAATTTTGCACGCACGGCGCAAGTTGTTGGTGATAGCTTGCAAAGGCGCGCCCAAATCTCCAAAGAGGAGATTAAAGTCTGCCTTAGAAGGCGCGCCAAACTCGTATTTGAGAGAAATACGGCTATAAAGTTGCAAAAGCTCCCCATTTTTCCCCTTGAGATTTTTGAGCAACTGGGGCGTGCCACAGAGCACCATAGGGGTGTTGGTAAAATCTTGCAGGCGGCGCAGAGCTTCTAGGCTGGAAGTTTTGAGGTGTTCGGCCTCATCCACGAGCAAAATACTCTCGCGCTCGCCCAATCGTTTAGACAAATTTAAGATGGTTTGGGCTACACTTTTGGCCGGACTTGCTCCCAAAAGTTCACAAAGGCCTTTTAAAAAGTCCTTATTGCTCACCTCTGGGACAACCTCCAACAAAACGCTCTGTGGGGTCTTTTGAGCGTAAGCCTTCAAGCTTTCACTTTTGCCACTTCCTGCTTGTCCATAAAGCAGGCAGGACTCTTGGCACACCACCGCTTGATCAATAATGAAATGCGCGTTTTTAAAGTTTTCTAGGGGTTTAATCCCAAATTGAGCGATCTCATGCCTTTGTGTGGCGTTGGTGCGGTAGCTGAGCATAAAATCCTGCAAACTTTTTTCTAGCTGGCTGACATCTTTGGCCTTGTAAGTGCCCTTGATGTAACTTGAGATGAGCGCGGGGCTTTTGTTGATGCTGCGCGCTACTTGGGCTTGAGAGAGCCCAAACTCAGAAATAAAGGCCTCTAATTCTTTTCCTAAATGCATTTAATGCCCTTTCTTCAATAAAATGTTTAAAACCATTCAATACCCGTTAAATGCGCGTTTAACGCGTTTAATAGGCGGGGTCGCAAGCCCCCTAAAAACCCAAATCTACTTTTTCCTTTCCTTGTTAAAATTTGCCCCGCTCTTGCACGCTAGAGCATAGGCAAGGCTTGTAAAAGCCCTGCATATGGCCTAGTCACTCATAACCTGCCGCCTTTCTGATTTGTTCTAGGGTTTGTTTGATTTTTTCTTGTTTGCTCATCGCCTCTTGGAGGGGTTTTTTCTGCTCGACTCTTTGGGCTAGAATTTCACCCACCTTTTTCTTTCTGTGCGCGCTGGCTTTAATTCTGGCATCTGTGATGGATTTTAAGAACGGATTGACCTGAGTTTTTAAATAATGCGACTTGGTTTTTCTAAATTCCTCTAAATCCATGCACTCTGCGCCCAAATGCGTAGAGTTAGCCACTCCAATAAACTCCTTATTAGGGGTGTAAAGGCTGACTTGAGCGGGGTCATCAGGGTTTTCAACCACAACCACGCTATCGCCTATGGCGCATTTTTCCCAGATTTGCGCGCTGGTGTAGGTTTGGTTGTTAATTTCCACACCAAAGGCGCGCACGGTGCGGGTGTGCGATTTGCCCAAAGTGCTATAAATCTTGGCCAACTCATCAGCGCTAGGAATGAGCGGGGCGTGGGCGGTGTAGTTGTTATATTGCTGGGCTAGAGTGTGCTCGATGATGTATTGGAGCTCGTCCTCAAAAAGTAGCTCATCCTCATTGATTCGTGTGGCTTTCCCGCTTAGGGTGTCTTTTTTGCTCGCGTTTTGGGCTTCGATTTTTTGGCGTTTGCTCACATCATTGCCGATATAGCCGGGGAGCCATTCTAATTTGCTATGCAAGACCCCAAAAAAGCGCTCAATCTTACCTTTTTGGCGGCCTTCATAAGGCGTACACGCCACGCTCTCAATCTTATTGGCTTTCAGAAAGCCTTGATAATGCGCGCTGGCATAATCGCTTCCATTGTCATGGCGGATTTTATCAGGCACGCCCAAGCGTTTAAAGGCGTTGAAAAGCACTTTAAGCTGGGAGGTGCTGGAGTTGGAGTCAATTAATTGGGCAAATGCGCTTCCGCTAAAAGAGTCAATCACCGCGCTTAAGACCTTGCGCGCCACGCGGTAGCCCTTTTTAGCGCTAGGGTCTTTGATTTTCATCATAAAATCGATGCGCGTGCTATCTACTTGCCATTCTGCATTGATGTATTCTTTTTGCTTGACACCCACTGGGTAGCGTTGCAATAACCCGTCTTTGCCCTTTTTTAAAAAGATTTGGATGCGCTTATCCCCCTCAATCAGCCTGCGGGCGTGGTCTACGAACTTGGAGTAATGCGCGCTGAAATGGGGGTTTTTGGCGCGTTCTAATTCTAAATAATAGCGGTAGTATGTGCTATAACAATGATGCCCCCCGCTGCTGCCCAAAGCTAAAATCGCTTCTTTAATCAGTTCTAAATTAAATTTGCGTTTGCTTTCATGTTGTCCGGGTTGTTTGCCCACCTTGCTCTGCAGACCTTCCATGCCCTTTTCTTGATACAAGCGCATCCATTTGAGGATTTTATTGGCCATGTTGGAGACTTGGACATTGCTTTTTTCAAACTCTCCGCGCGCTTCTAAGAGAACACGCACCACAAAGCCACGGCGAAATGTTGCTGTGTGCCCATTATGAAATTCACGATGCGGTGTTTCTCTTGGGGGGTGTGGATTCTTTTAGTGATGTCAAAATCGCCCATGTTTTTGAGGATATAGGCCCTAACTTCGCGCTCCTCTTGGAGATTTTGCGTGCGCTTGAAGCTGTTGAGGGTAACGCGAGGAGTGGGGACATAAGCGCAGAAATGCCTAGAGAGACAGAATTGACATCGTTATGAAAAGTAACATACTTTTCAGAGATGGTATGGGGGATTGTGGGTTGGGGTTGGGTGATGACTTGGGTTTCTAGGGGTTGTTGCTCAGCGTTGGTTGTATTGGATTCTATAGTTGCCGGTTGCCGGTTTGGTGTATTTTGTGTGGCTGTGTCTATGACTTTGAGTTGGTTTGGAGTTGCAATTTGAGAAGTGGGCGTTGTTGAAACTTGCTTAGTTAGTTCTAATAGTTTTTTTAGGCAATCTGCTTGTTTTTGTTCTAAAGCATTTTTAAATACAGCGTCTGTTTCGACACTGATTAGGGCTTGTAGATCGTTGAGCTGTCGCATTAAAATTTGCTTTTGTTCCACCACATCCACATCTACACCTTAGAGAAAATTTGCAATGAATTATATAGATATTTACCTTAATTCTAGGTATTAGTGCGGATTTTACTAGGTATTAGTGCGGATTTTACTAGGTATTAGTGCGGATTTTACTAGGTATTAGTGCGGATTTTACTAGGTATTACCCCCCAACGAGCCCCCCACCACACGAGCCCCGCGGGGGGTCTAAAAGGTTAAAAAGAGCTTCGCTCTTTTAAAAGGTTAAAAACACGCGCGCGTATGCATGCGCGCATGGCGCGGGCGCGCATAATGCACGGGAGTCGCGCGCGCATGCGCGAGATTTCCTTAAAAAAAATGAAAATTTTTACGAAATTCGGTGTGTGAACGAATCGGTAAGCCAAGCTTACGCTTGGCATTTATTTGAAATCTTTCTTGGGGGGAAACCCCCCAAACCCCCTTTAGCTTTTGAGATGAGAAAATTGAGCTTAAAAGGTCATAGAACGCTTTAGGGGTTGTTGGTATGGGTTGAGGGTGTTGTGTTGATTGTAGAGCTTTTTAGAGGGGTCTATGAAGGTATTTGAAATAAAGGGGAGATTAGGTGTTCTTTTTGAAGTGAAAACAAGGCATAGGGCATAGCACATTGGAGACACTTTGCAATATACCCACTCAGTTTGGGATGGGCTTTAAAAGTGAGATTTTAAGGGATTGGATAGTATGGGGCTAGACAAATACACTAGGGGGTTTAGCGATTAGATGAACTTGGGGAGTAGAAGGGTTCTTTGGCTATATACTCTAAAAACGCTCAGAAATCGATTTTAAAGGCATTTAGGGGTGGAGATAGTTTTTTTTGGAGAGGTATGGTTTTTGGCTAAGTTGCGCTGTATGACCCATTTATGAGGCTAGAAAAGCTATGCAACAAACTGAGTAACATCGACAAATAATCACACCTACATCAATGATGAAATTTAAATGTTCTAGTTAATATTTACTAATCATAAGAAGAGGAAATCCGTCGTGAATATGCGATAGCCAGTATAACTCAGGTGAACTTGGCGAAAAGTATGGAGTTTCTCAAAAAACCATCAGCAATGTCGTTTACCGTGGTATTAGACGCAGTCATCAAAGTCCGATTTTTGTACAAACCAAATAAACGTGAGTGGAAACAATTGTACGGTGGTGATCGTCAATCAACCCAATGGAGAAAATTTTACCAAGGAAGAAAGGTCTATCGTCGAGGAAAAGGAGCAAGAGATTGTCATTATTGTTCCCGTGGTAATGATAACAAGTTATCTCGCCATTAAACTTCATTGCGCTCCATAGCACCCGCAGATTCCATCTTATTTCAGCCCGGAATTTTTGTCCTTTATGTTGTAAGTAAGCCTCCATGTCTTTTGCAATCATGTGTTCTCTCAGTGCTAAATCTTCTTGAGCTGATTGTTTACTTCTGTATCCTCGCCTACTTTTAAAA